CTATTATGCGACTGCTTGAGAAAGCGGATTTTCGCAAACTGCGGCTTGTGTGGATATACGCAAGCCGCCTGATCAGCTGACATATCGCATCCTTTGAGCACCTACGGGTGCTCTTTTTTTTGTGTCAATTTTTCGGCCATGCGTTCCAGCAGCTTCCAATCGGCGGGGCTGAGGTCGGCCAACATCTCGACAAAGCGCCTTCGGAAATTGCCATCGTCATCCCGGGTCAGGTCGCCAAGGAACGCGGCGATTTTGTCCGACTGGGTATCTGCCGCCATCATCTCGCCTTCACCGGTGCGCAGCCATTCCTCGCGGACGCCGAACTTATCGCAGATGTCTTTAATAGTACGGTCGCTGGGTTCAACAACATTAACCTCGTAGCTGCCGACTGTGTTCCGTTTAAGGTTCAGCCGGTCAGCAAACTCTTGCTGAGTCAGCTTTTCATTTTTTCTGACTTCTTTAATTCGTTCGCCTATCGTCATTTTGTTCACCTCCTTTGCCATCATTATAGCAGGTACCAATCAGCACGTCAAGACATTTTGTTGGAAAAATCAACAAATCTGTCCTTGACAAATGTTGTTTAATGGCTTATACTTGTCATGCAATCAACAAATTGCAACATAATCTCAGCGAAAGGAGGTGAACCACATGGACAACAACATCCAGAAAGAAATCCAAGAACGCCGCGAGCACGCCGAGCGCTTAAAGAAGATCGCCCTCAAGCTGTTCGAGCAGCTCAAGAGCGAAAATGTCAGTTTTTCGGACGCAGAGCGAATCATTAGTCTGCTTTCTGCATCCGTAAAAACTGAGCGCGACCACAGAATCCTTGGTTCTGATCAATCCGTAGTCAATTCGAAATTCCTCAGTAACGATAAAAGTGACTGGGAAGAGCTTTGGCGCGAAATTAACGCAACCAATCACTTGATGCGCTTAAAAGAAGACGAAATCAACACACGCACCAATGATAAATTCTTGATTTCGTTCGCACTGTCCGGCTTCGCGGTCGCAATCAGCGTCTTTATCCTCTTAACGAGGTAAACACTGAGACGAACAAGCTTAACAGCGATATACCAATAGCAATGTTCGCACGCCTTTCCGTTCGAACGGAATGCTTATGTTCCTCCAGAGTTACTCTTCCTGCCGCACCAAAACGGTAAATGTAAGTTCTTTCCCCTAATGCTCTGCCTACGGGGTCATCAGATTCTTGTTTACTGACCATTTCGCGCTCCTGCATCCATTTTAATGTTTCCCAATCCGCAGGCACTCCATTTTCACACAGCTCTTCGAGCGAGAACCATTTATCCGGGTGTTCATTCAGGAACTCAAGCACTTTCAGCGTTTTTTCATCAAGCATTTTTACACTTCCTTCCTGTGCCAGTATAGCACGGAAAGGGAGCCACCCACAAGGAGGCACAAAATCACATGAACGACTTACAGATCTTCTCCAACCCCGAGTTTGGGCGGGTACGCACCGTCGAGCTTGGCAGCCGCATTGACCAGCTGAGGATCGTCGCCTTTGGCCTTCCCGCGTTCGACCAGATCATGGCCGACATCTTCACCACCGAGAAAAAGGAGTGATTTTTTATGAAGAAGTCTGCACTTAACCCCGCCGCCTACGGCTTGACCGTGGACGAAGCAACCCGGCTCGTCCGCCTCCACGATATGTGCGCAGGCATGGCCCCGGAAGACTTTGATCAGATGGAGACTGCCGCCCGCAGCATCAACCTGGTCAACAGCCTCAAGAAGATGGACAGCCGTCCCGGCGGCGCAGCGTGAGAGGGGAGAGCAGCACGATGAAGAAACCTTACCTCAAGCTCCGCCGCCTCATTGAAGACGAAGGCTTGGAGCAGCAGGAGCTGGCTGTGTTGGCGGGTATCTGTGACCGTACACTGAGCAAGCGCCTGAACGCGCCGGAAGACAGCGGTTGCTGGCTTCCGAGGGAAATTACCTCTATCTGCCAGGTGCTCCATATCCCGCAAGAGAAAATCGGGGAGTATTTCTTCCCGCAAATTGCAAAGGAGGCATCCGCATGAGGATCAAATCTGGCGTCTGGTACTGGCTGGCGGTGGCCAGCGGTGCCGTCGGGATGCTGTACGCACTTGGCTTTGCGGGCAGCATCGAAGCCCTCGGTGTCATCTCCGACACCGACTTCATCACCGCGATGGTGCTGCTGTTGCTGGCGCTGTTCTTTGCCCGGCTGGGCGACCATGCCGCAGAGCGCGAGGCTCAGCGCCGCAAGTACATCGACCGCCGCCACGCCCGCACCGAAGAGCCGGAGTACCGGCAGAACCGGAGGGACGCATGAAGACCAAGCGCATGAAAAAGCTCCTGATGGGCATGGGCCTGTCCCGCAATCAGGTGAACCACATGGTCAAAGAGCAGCGGTTGAAAGGCTCTTCCAAAATCAGCAATGCAGCCTATTACTACGCTGTCAACCGCAGTCTTTCCAAGCCATGCTGGCGTGACTGGCTGCCGTATATCAAGAGCCTTGTGCTGGAGTGAAGCACATGACGAGTAAACAAAAAGCCCGCTGGTGCTGGAACACCGGCGAGCCTGCAAAGGGATGATGAGTTTGAACGCCCCATCACCCCGAAGAATAACACACTTTAGAGGTTTTTACAAGAGATGAAAGGTATTCTTATCGAGCCGGGCAAAGACCCGGTCGTGACTACCCTGCCGGACACGCTGCAGGGCATGGAAGCACTTTTGCAGTGTCCCTGCGCGCAGAAAGTTCTGCCCCGCACCCCGGCGGTGCTGGTGTATGCCATCTACGGCAAGGGCCTGAACCGTACTTATCGCAGCCAGCCCATCTATGGCACTATCCTCTGCTACGGCTGGCGAAATAACCGCTTCCAGCCCCTGAACAAAGACCTGCAGGCCGAAATGCTTGACCGTCTGAAGGAGTTGGAGGTGCGGGTATGACCACCTATATCTGCAAATGCGGACGGCGAGTGAAGAAATCCACCGATGCCAGTACCACTGGCAACCGCCTATTCGGCTATGCACCCGGCCATGAGTGCTGGGGATGCCCCTACGCCATGCCATACGGAAACTATCAATGGGATGAAAGTGCTAGAACTGTCAGCCGGGAGACTCAGGGCTACGAATGCCGGATGAGCAAGACCCTCACCTATGCGTCAGAGTTCGCTGGCTCTATCAAGGATAAATGCACTTGTCGAGTGCATAGTCTGGACTTCGACTTTCTGTCTCAGGTCTCCGCATGGATCAAAGACACTTATCCAGACAGAGAGATTTTTGGCTCGTTTTCCAAAGATATTCGTGCATCGGACTATGGATCTGATGGCCGTTACTGCCTGACTATCACCTGCACCCAGAATCTGAAAGGCGTTGCCGCAAAAAGAGAGCTGCTTGGTCAGTTCTTTACTCCGAATGGTAGCCGCAAGGACATGACACCGCAGCAGGAAATGGAAAAGATTCTTGCTGACATCAAAAAAGCAAAGGAGATTTTCTCATGTACACCTGCCCAGAATGCGGATGCTGCTGCGACCACGAAAGAGAGTGCTGCGCAGAGTTTCACGGCGGCAACACCGACCACCTCGGCGAGCGAGGCGGCTGCAAACGGCTTGCCCCCCGCGCTGTCCCCGCAGAGCAGCGCATCGGCCCCTGTTGTTCCTGCGGAGACTTCTTTTGCATCCGCAGCTGTCCCCAGCTTTGACTTCTCGGCTCTGGGTGATTTGTCCCAGCAGGCCGCAGACGCCGACCAGCAGTTTGATTTGCACTACGGTGCGGCTCAGGACGAATACCTGATCTCCTGCATCTACCTTGCCCGGATTCACACTCTGACTGCCAAGGCGGGCCGGTATGGCGGCGGTACATGGACAAAGTGGTATGAGAGCAAGGGCTTGAGCCATGGCAGTGTGACCAAGATGGTTCAGAATGGCGAAGCTTTTAATTCGTCAACTGTTGACGAATTAAAACAACTGCCCGAGCTGACCCGCAAAGATTTGAACCTCATCGCCCGCAGCGGGTGTGCTGGGCAGCTGGTCGAAGCCGCCGGAGACAGCCAGCGGGTGCAGGAGCTTTTAGCCCAGCTCAAGGCCAAAGAGTACAAGCTGAACGAAACGCAGGCCAGATTGAAGAGCGCCTGCATTCAGGAGCAGGAGTCGCGGGACGCAATGAATATCGCAAATGCTCAGCTGGAAGCCGCAAATGCTGACATTAAAGGTCTGACCGAACAGAACGATCAGCTCAAAAGCCGGTTAGACGCCGCCGAAGCCCGGGAAGAGGAAGCATGGAAGATGCAGAGCAAGGCCGAGCAGCGTGCCAAAACCGCCGAGAGCCAGCTGGAAGGCTCCCGTCAGGTAGCCGAAGCGGCCAAGCGTCACGCCGACAAGTGGAGATCCGAGGCCGAAGCCGCCCGGAAGCAGCCCATCGTAGCTGTGGTGGACAAGGACGAAGTCGTCCGGCAGGCCAAGGAAATGGCCGACGGCATGACAGCCGACCTCAAGGCTCAGCTCGACCAGACGGCGGCTAACGCTGAGGCCGACGCCCGCGACGCCTACGACAGCATCCTTCTGGCCGGCCGCTCCATCACAAATCTCGCGCAGTCCATAAAGCCGCTGTTCGGCAAGCTTCCGGGCGATCAGCGGGAAAACGCGATCGATCAGTTCGTACGCACATTAGGACAGATTCAAGGGGAGGTATCCAGATGTCTGTAAAGATCACGGCCCTCGAAGCCGAAAACGTCAAGCGCATCAAGGCCGTCGCACTCACTCCGGCCCCCACCGGGCTCACCCTCGTGGGCGGCAACAACAATCAGGGCAAGACCAGCGTTCTCGACGCGCTGGCATGGGCGCTTGGCGGCGAAAAATTCCGCCCGAACGCCGCCCAGCGGGATGGTGCCGTCGCTCCCGCCCACCTCCGCGTCACTCTCTCCAACGGGGTCGTCGTGGAGCGCAAGGGCAAGAACAGCAGCCTCACCGTCACCGACCCCACCGGCCGCCGCAGCGGCCAGCAGCTGCTGAACGCTTTTGTCGAGCCGCTGGCCCTCGATCTGCCCCGCTTCATGGAGGCCAGCGACAAGGAAAAGGCTGACATCCTGCTGCGCATCATCGGCATCGGGAATGAATTGCATCTCCGGGATATGGAGATTAAAAGCATCTACGACAAACGCACCTTCACCGGCCAGCTGGCCCAGCAGAAAAAGCACTTTGCCGACGAGCTCATCTCCTACCCCGACGCTCCCGAACAGCCCCTCAGCGCCTCTGACCTCATCCGCCGGCAGCAGGATATTCTGGCCCGGAACGGCGAGAATCAGCGTCTGCGGCAGCAGGCGCAGGAGTTGGCCCGGCAGGAACAACAGTGTCTGGACGAACTGAAACGCACCCGTGAGCGCATTGCGGAACTGGAAAAGCTGCGGGAAGAGCTGGACACCAAGCACACCAAGCTGTTCAACCAGCGAAAAAATGCAGAAAAGACCGTTGACCAGCTTCAGGACGAATCCACCGCTGAGCTGGAAGCCTCTATCCAGAGCATCGAGGAGACGAACCGGAAAGTCCGGGCCAACCTCGAAAAAGCCCGCGCCGAGGACGAAGCCGCCAAGTACGCCAGCGACTACGACAAGCTTACGGATGCCCTCGAGCAGAAGCGCAAAGAGCGTCTGGCCCTGCTGAACGGTGCCGACCTGCCCCTGCCGGAGCTGAGTGTGGAGGACGGCGCTCTTACTTATAAAGGCAAGCGCTGGCGGGATATGTCCGGCAGCGACCAGCTCCGGGTGGCCGCTGCCATCGTCCGGCGGCTCAACCCGGACTGCGGCTTTGTCCTTCTGGACAAGCTCGAGCAGATGGACATGACCACGCTGGAAGAGTTCGGCCACTGGCTCGAAGCGGAGGGTCTGCAGGCCATCGCCACCCGCGTCTCCACCGGCAGCGAGTGCCAGATCATCATTGAGGACGGCATGGTCAAGGGTGCTGACCTGCCTGTCCTGTCCGCCGCACCCGCTCAGACCAGAACATGGACGAAAGGAGCTTTCTGATGAGCAGCTATTCCATCACCACCGGCATTCTGAACACCCCGGTCAAGGTCGTGCTGTACGGCCCCGAGGGCATCGGCAAGAGCACATTTGCCTCTCACTTCCCGGACCCCGTTTTCATCGACACCGAGGGCGGCACCAAGCGGCTCAATGTTGCCCGCCTGCCCCAGCCCACCAGCTGGGCCATGCTGCTGGACGAGGTGCGGGCCGTCACCCGGGGCGAAGTTTCCTGCGGTACGCTGGTCATCGACACTGCCGACTGGGCCGAGCGTCTGGCCATCGACGCCATCTGCGCCAAAGCCAAGGTGGACGGCCTCGAGGGCTTCGGCTACGGCAAGGGTTACACCTACGTCAAGGAGGAGTTCGGTCGGCTTCTCGACGCCCTCGAGGAGATGCTGAACAGCGGCCACCATGTGCTGATCCTCGCCCACGCCGCCATCACCAAGTTCGAGCAGCCGGACGCGGCGGGCAGTTATGACCGCTGGACCATGAAAACCACTAAGCAGACTGAACCCCTCCTGCGGGAGTGGTGCGATATGCTCCTCTTCGCCAACTACCAGACCATCGTAGAAAAGAGCGGCAGCGGCCCCAACGCCAAGAACAAAGCCACCGGCGGCAAACGGGTGCTCTACACCACCCACCACGCCTGCTGGGACGCCAAGAACCGCTTCGGCCTGCCGGATGAAGTCCCCTTCGACTACGCCAGCATCGCCCACTGCATCACCGGTCCGGCCTCTGCGCCGCCTGCCGCCCCGAAGCCCGCAGCACCCGCCGAAAAGGACATTTTTCCCCCTCCCAGCGCACCGGCCGCACCGGCACCGCAGCCCAAGCCTCAGCCGGAATCGCCCCGGGAGACTGTTCCCGAAGCCCTGCTGACGCCCGACCTCATGGCGCTGGGCGTCCCCGAAAAGCTGGCCGCGCTGATGAGTGCCAACAATGTCACCCCCGAAGAATTACAGTTCGTTGTGGGCAAGCGGGGCTATTTCCCGGAAGATATGCCCATCCGGGACTACCCCGCCGACTTTGTGGAGGGCTGTCTCGTGGCCGCATGGCCGCAGGTGCTCCAGATGGTGCTGGACAACCGGGACCTGCCCTTCTAACCAACCTACATATTATAAAGGAGAATACTTATGTCTGACATGAACACCACTACCGACCGCGCTCTTGGCTGGGACGACGAATTTACCAACGTCTCGCAGGACTTCGTGCTCCTGCCCGAGGGCGAATACTATTTTGAAGTCACCGGGATGGAGCGCGCCCGCTTCGAGGGCAGCGCCAAGCTTCCGCCCTGCTCGATGGCAAAGCTGACCCTGAAGATCTTCGGCGGCGCTCTGGGCGATACCACCGTCACCCACCGCCTCTACCTCCACACCAAGACTCAGGGCCTGCTGGGCGCGTTCTTCGAGAGCATCGGCCAGTGCAGGAAGGGCGACACCTTCCGCCCCCGCTGGAACGAGGTCGTCGGCGCCAAAGGCCGCTGCAAGCTGGGCGTCCACGATTACGTCAAGAAGAGCGGCGACCCCGGCCAGAGCAATGAAGTCATCCGCTTCCTGCCGCCGCCTGAAGAGAAAGCCGCGCCCTCTCAGGGCTGGACGCAGGGGGCATTCTGATGGGAGAAAAACAGGCTCTGCGCCCCTATCAGGAAGCCGCCCGGAAGAGCATCCACACCGAGTGGGAAAATGGCCGTCTCCGCACCCTGCTGGTGCTGCCCACCGGCACCGGCAAGACCATCGTGTTCGCCTCCGTCGCCGCCGATCAGGTGCGGGCGGGCGACCGGGTGCTCATCCTCGCCCACCGGGGCGAGCTGCTGGAACAGGCGGCAGACAAGCTTCAGCGCTCCACCGGCCTCGTCAGCGCGGTGGAAAAAGCCGAGTCCACCTGCCTCGACAGCTGGTATCGGGTGGTGGTCGGCTCTGTCCAGACCCTGCAGCGGCCGGCACGACTCGAGCGCTTCCCCCGGGACTACTTCGGGACGATCATCATCGACGAGGCCCACCATTCCATCACCGACGGCTACCGCCGCATCCTCGACTACTTCGGCAGTGCGAAGGTCCTGGGCGTGACCGCTACCCCCGACCGGGGCGATATGCGAAACCTCGGCGAGGTGTTCGACAGCCTGGCCTATGAGTACAAGTTGACCGATGCCATCAAAGACGGCTACCTCTGCCGCATCATGGCCCAGACCGTCCCCCTCAAGCTGGACATCTCCGCTGTGGGCATGAGCAGCGGCGATTATTCCGTAGGCGAGCTTGGCACTGCCCTTGACCCTTACCTGAGCCAAATTGCTGACGAAATGGCAGCACGCTGTGCCGGGCGCAAAACGGTGGTGTTCCTGCCTCTCATCAAGACGAGCCAGAAATTCCGCGATTTGCTGAACGCGAAGGGCTTTCGCGCCGCCGAGGTCAACGGCCAGAGCGCCGACCGCAGACAGGTGCTTTCGGATTTCGAAGCCGACAAGTACAACGTGCTCTGCAACTCCATGCTGCTCACCGAGGGCTGGGACTGCCCCAGTGTGGACTGCGTGGTGGTGCTGCGGCCCACCAAGGTGCGCAGCCTCTACAGCCAGATGGTGGGGCGCGGCACCCGTCTCTCCCCGGGCAAGAAAGACCTGTTGCTCCTCGATTTCCTCTGGATGACCGACAAGCACGAGCTCTGCCGCCCCGCCGACCTCGTCTGTGAGGACCGTGCCGTGGCCCGGCAGATGACCGACAATCTGGCCGAGAGCGGCGGGCCGCAGGATATTGAGGACGCCGCCGCACAGGCCAGCGAGGATGTGGTGGCCCAGCGGGAAGAGGCGCTTGCCAAGCAGCTGGAAGAACAGCGCCGCAAAAAGGCGAAGCTCGTTGACCCGCTGCAATACGAGATGAGCATTCAGGCCGAAGATCTCTCCGGCTATGTGCCGGCCTTTGGCTGGGAGGCTGGCCCGCCCAGTGCAAAGCAGACTGCCGCACTGGAAAAACTGGGCATCCTGCCCGACGCCGTGGAATCGGCGGGCAAAGCGGCTCTCCTGCTCGACCGCCTCAGCAAGCGCCGGGACGAGGGCCTGACCACCCCAAAGCAGATACGCTGCCTGGAGAAATACGGCTTCCAGCACGTCGGCACGTGGAGCTTCGAGGCTGCACGGCAGATGATAGACCGCATTGCCGCCGGCGGCTGGCGGGGCGCGCCGAAGGGCGTTGACCCCAAGAAGTATATCCCGTCTGCTGAGCCGGTCATCGCAGATGATATGTTTATATGGTAATGCGAATGGAACATGAAAATGACATCAAAGAAGCGCTGGACTTCGTCTCCCCGTCCGCCCTGACCTATGAAGAATGGCTCATGGTGGGCATGGGCCTGAAAGAAGCCGGTCTGCCCGTCGCCGTGTGGGAGCAGTGGAGCGCCCGGGACGGCGGGCGGTACCACAAGGGCGAGTGCATCAAAAAATGGGAGAGTTTCCACGGCAGCGCGAAGCCCGTCACCCAGAGCAGCATCTTCCAGCTGGCCTATGAGCACGGCTGGGCCGGGCCTGCAGGCCATGCGCTGGACTGGGGCGATGAGCTGACCGTCGGTCCGCAGCAGCCCGCACTGGTAGACCCCCGCTGGGTCGAAGAGCAGGAGCTTCACCTTCCCGACACATGGGAGCCTGCCCAGCAGCTCAAACGCTACCTGCAGGCCCTCTTCGAGCCGGACGAGTATGTGGCCTATGTCACCGAGAGCTTCATGGCCGCCGACCGCCGACGCCCGGCAAAAGGCTGCTGGGACAGAACTGCCGGGCAGCTCATCGAAGAGCTGGACGCCTGCGGCGGCGACGTCGGCAAGGTCATGGGCGACTGCGACCCGGAAATCGGTGCATGGATCTGCTTCAACCCGGTGGACGGCACAGGCCGGAAGGATGCCAATGTCACCAGCTACCGCTACGCCCTCGTGGAGTGCGACAACATGGAACCCGGCAAGCAGCTGGCCGCCATCCACCAGATGGAGCTGCCCTGCGCCGCGCTGGTCTACTCCGGCGGCAAGAGCATCCACGCCATCGTCCGGGTCAACGCGCCGGATTATGCTGAGTACCGCAAGCGGGTCGATTACCTCTACGCCACCTGCCAGAAGAACGGTCTGACCCTCGACCAGCAGAACCGCAACCCTTCCCGCCTCTCCCGGATGCCCGGCATCCTGCGGGCGGGGCAGAAACAGGCCCTGCTTGAAACGAATGTCGGCAAAAGCTGCTGGGAGGACTGGTGCGACTGGGTGGAGGCCTGCACCGATGACCTGCCCGACACCGAATGTCTGGCCGACGACTGGGACGACCTGCCCCCACTGGCCGATGCCCTCATCTCCGGCGTACTGCGCCAAGGCCACAAGATGCTGCTGGCAGGCCCCTCCAAGGCGGGCAAGAGCTTCGCCCTCATCGAGCTGTGCATCGCCATCGCCGAGGGCAAGACGTGGCTTGGCCGCTTCTCCTGTGCGCAGGGGCGTGTACTTTATATCAATCTGGAACTTGATAGGCCGTCCTGCCTGCACCGCTTCAAGGACGTCTATACCGCGATGGGCCTTGCGCCGGACAATCTGCGGAACATTGACATCTGGAACCTGCGCGGCGCATCTGTCCCGATGGACAAGCTTGCCCCCAAGCTCATCCGCCGGGCAGGCAAAAAGGGCTACACTGCCGTCATCCTCGACCCCATCTACAAGGTCATCACCGGCGACGAAAACAGCGCCGACCAGATGGCGAAATTCTGCAACCAGTTCGATGTGGTCTGCCGCGCGCTGGACTGCGCCGTCATCTACTGCCACCATCATTCCAAGGGTGCGCAGGGCGGCAAGCGCAGCATGGACAGAGCATCCGGCTCCGGCGTGTTTGCCCGCGACCCGGATGCCATGCTGGACATGACTGAGCTGACCATCACCGACGCCATCCGGGAGCAGCTGCACAACAAGGCCGCCTGCCGGGTCATCAAAGCGATGCTGGATAAGCGCGGCCATGCCGACGCCTACGGCCCGGATGACGCCCTCAGCAAGAGCCGGATGCTCACCATCGCCAAAGAGAAGCTTGGCCTCGCCGACCTGCGGGCCATCGACGCCGAAGTGGCTGCGGCTCAGAAGAAAGCCGACAGCATGACTGCCTGGCGCATCGAAGGCACCCTCCGCGAGTTTGCAAGCTTTGCCCCGGTGAACCTCTGGTTTGACTATCCGGTGCATAAGCTGGACAGCGGGCTTCTGGAAGATCTGCAGCCGGACAGCGACTTCCGCACACTGGGCGCAAAGGGCGCGAGCCGCCGCTGGGGTGACAAAGCCAAGCAGTCCAAGGACAGGAAGGCCGAGCTGGACACCGCTTTTGAAGCCTGCATGATGGACGGTGAGGTCACCGTCTACGGCCTCGGCGAGTATATGGACCTGAAGCCCCGCACCGTCAAGAACCGTCTGAAAGAAGACGGGCGCTTCTGGATCGACGGCGAGAAGGTTGGCCGCAAGGAACCCGGCAGCAGAGGTTAAACGCTCTGTTATATCCGCAATTACATTCTGTTGTAAAAATGCAGAAATAGCCGCTATTTTGCACGACAGCAAAAACTGCAAAATTGCAGAAATAGCCGCTATGACTGCAACATTTGCAGTGCAAAATAGCCTATATATAATAGCATGACTGCACTGCAATGTGTGATGGGGTATCCCAGAGGATGGGGCGACCACAGCCCCCATCCTCCGGGGACCCTCCCCATCACGTTGGCCGCTGATACAAAAAAGAAAACGAGGTACGAAATGACCACACAGTTTTTTATCCCCATGCGTCCGCCCACCACTACCCATAACGCCAAAGAGCTTCATGCCTACATGAAGGGCGGCAAGCCCTGCGCCGTGCTGCATGACAGCTCTGAACTGAAAGCTGCCCGTGCCAAGCTCCACGCCTACCTTGCGCCCTACGCCCCTGAGAAGCCCATCCCGGCGGGCCGTCCGGTGCGTCTGCTGGTCAAGTGGATGTTCCCCGCCGAGGGCCGTCCGGATGGCAGCTGGCGCACTTCCAAGCCGGACACTGACAATCTGGAAAAAGCCCTCAAGGACGAGATGACCCGCCTGCACTTCTGGCACGACGACGCCCAGGTGTGCAGCGAGATCGTCGAGAAGTTCTGGGCCGACATCTGCGGCGTGTTCGTGCAGGTGGAGGAGCTGGCATGACCTACGAGGAAAAGATAAGCTGGCTCTCCCGCTATCGGGAAGCCGAAAAGCTCTACCAGCGGCTCTCCTACCGGCTGGCAGAGGCGCAGGAAGCCACCCGGCACATCACCCAGAACCTCAGCGCTGCGCCGGGAGGCAGCAAGGATGGGCAGAGCCTCGCCCGGGCTGTGGAGCGTCAGGAAGAGGCTGAGCGCCGCGCCTACGCACAGCTGGCCGTCTGTGATGCTCTGTTTGCGGAGATCGATGCCGCGCTTGTGCAGCTGGACTCCGCCGAATACTGCGCTCTGCGCAAATACTACCTGAACTGCCTGAAATGGGAGCAGGTGGCCGCAGAGATGAATTTCACTTCCCGTGGCATTTTCGCCCTGCGCCGCCGGGCCATTGAACACCTGAAGCTCTGAAACTGTGCAGTATCCGTTCATTGTGCGTTCACTCTCTTCCGGTGTAAAATGATACCATCGGCAGAGCCGGAAAGGCCACCCGATACACGCAGCCTCCGCACCATGTCATCCTTGACGCTTGACCGCATGGTGTGCGGGCTGCTTCTATTATGCCGCCTGAGCGCAATTTGGTGCGCGGCGCGTGTGACCAGACACGGCTGGTTCGATTCCAAGGGCGGCACCATGACGCTGCGCCCCGCCGCAGCAACAGCCTGACGCATGGCCTGCGAAACCGCCTGGGGCTGGCGTGACGGATGGGAGTCCCTCCTTCTCCCCGTGAGAGTCCGGCACACCACCGGAGGCCCCGGAATCCGCAGTGGGTTCAAGGATACCCCACCGGATGTGCGTCAATCACCCTGCACAGAAATGTGCGGGGATTTTTTATGCAGCTTCTGCCGTTCGGAAACCCCGGGCGGCTTTACTTTTGCACCGGAGAGGTGGTGACGTGTCGCGTGAAGATGGATACAAAAATCTGGTGCCGATGGACCAGCGAAGCAAGGACGAAGCCAGGTCGTTGGGACAGCAGGGCGGCATCGCCTCGGGTGCGGCACGCCGCCGCAAGCGCTCCATGCGGGAGGCCGCCGACTACTACCTGAGTCTGCCCGAAACTGACCGCCGCCGGGTGAACGCCATGCTGCGGGACACCATCGACCCGGAGGACATCGATAACCAGATGGCCGTCGTCATGGGCGTCACCGAGAGAGCCAAGCGCGGCGACCCGCAGGCGGCGTCGGTGCTGCTCAAGATGCTGGGCGAGGATACCGTGCAGGAAGACCCCGCCGCCGATGCACTGGCAAAAGCGAAGGAACTTCTGGGAGGCGTGGACAGTGCCATTGACTGAATTTCAGCAGGAATATCTGCGCAGCTGTTCCCACCGCTGGAACGTCAAGACCGGGGCGACCCGCTCCGGCAAGACCTATCTTGACTGCGCCGTCACCATCCCGAAGCGCATCTGTGCGGCCCGTGGTGAGGGCCTGCTGGTCATGCTGGGCAACACCCTCGGCACGCTGGAACGCAACGTGCTGGAGCCCATGCGCGGCCTCTGGGGACCTGAGCTGGTGGGCGTCGTCCGCACCTCGGCCTCCGGCAACATCGTGCAGCTCTTCGGCCGCAAGATCTATGTCCTCGGTGCCGACAACAAAAAGCACATTGCCCGCATCCAGGGCGCAGCCTTCGAGTACGCCTACGGCGACGAGATCACCACCTGGGACGAGGGTGTGTTCCAGATGCTCAAGAGCCGCCTCTCCTGTCCGCACAGTCATTTCGACGGCACCTGCAATCCGGAAAGCCCTTCCCACTGGTTCAAGAAATTCCTCGACAGCGACGCGGACATCTACTGCCAGGCGTACACCATCGACGACAATCCGACTCTCCCGGCCCAGTTCGTGGCCGACCTGAAAAAAGAGTATACCGGCACCGTCTACTATAACCGCTTCATCCTCGGGCAGTGGATGGCAGCCAACGGCGTCATCTACCGCCTGCTGGCCGACAGCCTCGCCGCCGGGGATGGGCGTTTTTTCTGGCCCACCGAAAAGCAGCTGCACCCGTGGCGGATCCGGATTGGCGTGGACTTTGGCGGCAATGGCTCGAAGCACGCTTTTGTGGCGACGGCCATTCTCCCGGGCTGGTCCGGCGTTGTGGGGCTGGCGTCCCAGCGCATCGACCCGGTGGCGCAGGATGCCGACTTTCTGGCCGACAAGCTCATCGAGTTCTGTACCGCGGTCTTTGCCCGCTGGGGTGAGATCCAGTACATTTTCTGCGACAGCGCCGAGCAGACCCTGATAAACCACATCCGTTCCCGCCTGCGCCGCTGCAGGCTCTCCTGGCTGGCCGACCGGGTGGAGAACAGTGCCAAGATAAAGATCACCGACCGCATCCGGCTCACCTGCATCCTGATGGGCGGCGGACGCTTCTGGCTTATGCCGGAAGCTGCCACCCTGCGGGATGCCCTCGCTACGGCCCTTTACAGCGGCAAGCATCCCGGCGTAGATGAACGCCTCGACGACGGCAGCACCGACATCGACACACTGGACGCCTACGAGTACACCATCGAGCGCGATTTCAAGAGGTTGACGAACACATGAACATCACCGATTTTCTGGATCATCTGCATAAGACGCGCGGATGGCAGCTGGATGCCGATTACTACAGCCACATCGAGACATGGCGGCAATGGTGGAAAGGCAACGTACCCGGCGTTCATACCCGCGCCGCCGAGTATGCCGACGGCACCAAAAAGCGCACCATTGCCTCCCTGCGGATGCCCAAGCGGGTGTGTGAAGACTGGGCAAATCTGTTGCTGAACGACCGCACTACTTTCCAGATCACGGACGCGGCCACCGCCCGGTATCTGCTGGGCGACGATGAGCAGCAGGTGGGCGGACTGCTCCGCGACCTGCACTTCTGGACAAACGCCAACGCGCTGGTCGAGAAAGCGTTCTGGTCCGGCACGGGCGCTTTTGTTTTGAGCGTCGAAAATATGACCGTCGTGAACGGCAAGGCAGTCCCCAGCCCGGACGTCCGGCTCAGGCTGGACTACGACCCGGCCCCCTGCATCCTCCCCCTGCGGGTGGAGCGGGGCATCGTGACCGAAGCGGCCTTTGTCTCCGAGTGTCTGATGGACGGCAAGCCTGCCATTTACTTACAGACTCACACCGGCAGCGAAAAGAAGCGCACCATCCGCAACGAATGGTTCCGCGTCACCGACTCCATGTCCGGCATACCGGTGTTTTCTCCGGTCGAGAAGCCCCCGGAAGGCACGGTGGAAAGCGTCACGGTAGAGGGCTCCCCGCCCTGGTTTGCACTGTTCAGCCCGGGAGCTGTCAAAAACATCGATGGCGGCAGTGGGCTGGGCATGAGCGTCTTTGCCGAGGCGCTGGAAGAGGCGCAGGGCGTGGACCTTGCCTTTGACAACTACCGCGAGGACATCCGCCTCGGCCACAAGAAAATATTCTACAGTGCCGACATCTGCCGCAAGGTGGTGGACGATAAGGGCGTGGAGCACTCCATCCCGCCGGACGACGATGTCGTGAGCCAGTTTGTGCATCTGCCCGGCAAGGAAAGCAGCCTCGACCAGTCCAGCGAGTACCATGAATACAACCCCGATCTCCGCGTGGAGCAGAATCACCGGGCCGTGCAGGATATGCTGAACCTTTTCTCCTTCAAGTGCGGGCTGGGCTGTCACCGGTACGATTTCGAGAATGGCAAAGTCACCACGGCCACCGAGTACAACGGCAGTCGGCAGGACTTGATCGCCAGCGCCAATAAGAACCAGATACCCATTGAGGGCGCTCTGATCTCCATCATCCGGGCCATCCTCTGGGCCGCGAAGGACCTGCAGAAGGCCGCAGTCGTCCCCGACACTCCCATCTCGGTGAACTGGGACGACAGCTATATCACCGACGCCGAGACCCGCATGACCCAGATGAGGGATGATGCCATCAGCGGCTTACTCCCCCGCTACAAGTATCTTTCGGCCCGGTACGGCATCTCCGAAGAGGATGCCCGCCGGCTGGCGCAGGAAGCCAAAGACGAAAACCGCCAGCCTGAGCTGACCTTCGGCGGGGGTGCCTGATGCTGGCCCCGGACTACCTCGACCATGCACCCGACCGTCTCGTAATGCTCTGGCAGCAGGCCGAGGACGACATCCTGCGGGACGTGGCCCGGCGCATCGGCAAGATGGACGCCCTGACGCCGACGGCGAACTGGCAGCTCTGGCGCTACCAGCAGACCGAGGCCGTCCGCAAGGATATGGTGAAGCTTCTGGCCCGGTATACCGGCAAGAGCGAGGCCGAGATCCGCCGCCTGATGAAGGAGGCCGCGACCGCCGCACTGGAAGCCGAGGATGAGATCTATTACCATTACGGGAAAGAGCCAACGCCCTTCGAAGAATCGACACCGCTCCAAAACCTGCTCAACGCGGGCTATCGGCAGACGGCAGGCAGCTTCTCCAACCTCACCGCCACCACGGCAAACACCGTCTCCGGGGCTTTCGAGCAGGCGCTGGACAGGGCGTGGCTCCAAGTGAGCAGCGGCGCGTTCGACTACAAGACCGCTGTCAAGCGCGCGGTGGACGGCCTTGCCGACTCCATGCCCTACGTCACCTACCCCAGCGGCCACAGAGACACGCTGGAGGTGGCCTGCCGACGTGCCGTGCTCACGGGCGTGAATCAGACCGGCGCAAAGCTTCAGGAGGCCCGGATGGACGAGATGGGGGCCAGCTTCGTCGAGGTGACGGCCCACGGCGGGGCGCGCCCCAGTCATGCTGTGTGGCAGGGCAGGCGCTACCACCGGGGCGGGGCTGTGGACTACTTGGGCCAGCACTACGAGGATTTCGAGTCGGCCACCGGCTACGGCACCGGCGCGGGGCTTTGCGGCTGGAACTGCCGCCACACCTTCTTCGTGGTGTTCCCGGAGCTGGGCAGCCCGCCCGCATGGACGCAGGAGAGCCTTGAAGCCTTCAATGCCCGGGACATCGAGTATGACGGCGGGCTCTACACCCGCTACGAGATCAGCCAGATGCAGCGGGCCTGGGAGCGGGCCGTCCGCAAGTGGAAACGCCGGTATCTGGCCGAGGACGCCGCCGGGGCTGACACCACCGCCAGCACCGTGAAGCTGAGGCAGGCCCGGCAGAGCCTTGCAGGCTTCACTCGGGCCACCGGCGGCAGAGTGGACAGCGCCCGGATAAGTGTACATGGATTTGGGCGGAGTGAGGCAAGCAGGGCCAGCTATGTAGCCCTGAAACAGGAGCGGTTCAATGCTGCAAATACTGAGTTGCAGCAAATGCGGGAAGCTGGTACAATAAAGGCGAAAGGTCGACTCATTGAATCCCCGTCTGCTCCAAATGAGATAAATTTTGCAAGCGACCACGTCTTGCAGCGCTGGGCTGAACGCGGTATGGGGCCAATGGATGCCGAACGCATCATCCGCTCCTCTAAGGTCGCAATGTCCCAGCGAAACGGTACACAGACCTGTTATTACTCTGAGCTGGGCTTTGTCGCTATCGGACAAGATGGCAATGTATCCAGCATCGGCCCGCTGGATGAGGGCGGAAAGAAATTGATGGAGGTGGTCAAAAAGCATGGAATTCCGCATTAGTGATGATGTGAAGCTTGAAGAATGGTTTTGTCCCATTTACAACCGAAAAATCGACTGCGGCTTGTGCTTCGACATTTCCAACATCGGCGATGATATTCTTTGCCTGAAGGGCGACGATAAGCCGCCTTGCAGCTGGGATGAAGCCCACAAAAGCTGTCTCAAGTGTCAGCACTATGCTGACTGGGACTAACAACCAAATACCGCGAGCGTCTTTGCCCATCTGGGCAGGGGCGCTTTTTTCATGCCGTTTTCGCTCATATTGGTCAGAGCAGCTGCCTCGTAAGCAGCGGGCCGCCGGTTCGATTCCGGCAGACGGCACCATCGCGGCGGGCAGCGCGTACCCTGCCCGGAATCCATGCGGAAGGCGAACCGCGTCAACAAACCGTAGTTTCACCCAAAGAAAGGGGTTTCATTTATGAAGCGTGAAGACGTAAAGGCAAAGATTCCCGGCATCACCGACGAACAGCTCAACTGGCTGATGAGCGAAAACGGTGCTGACATCAACCGCGAGAAGACCGTCGCCGAACAGTTCAAGACCCAGTTCGAAAACGCACAGGCCCAGCTCAAGACTGCGCAGGACGGCCTCGCCAAGTTCGACGGCAAGAAGACCCCGGACGAGTACGAGGCCGAGCTGACGAAGCTCCGGGGCGATATGCAGGCACAGGCGGACGGCTTCGCCTTCGACTCGGCCCTGAACACCGCCATCATGGGCAAGAAGGGCCGCAGCGTCAAGGCCGTCCGCGCCCTGCTGGACATGGAGGCCCTCAAGTCCTCCAAAGACCGCACCACCGACATCGACAAGGCGCTGGAAGAAGCCGCAAAGGCCAACCCCTGGGCTTTCGGCGAAGCCGCAGAGGGCGGCAGCGTCCACGTTTCCAGCGGTGCAGAGCACGGAACTCCGCCCACCGGCGACACCGATGCTGTCACCGCAGCATTCAAGGCAATGAACCCCGGCATCAAGATCGACTGATAGAAAGGAAATATTATGGCACACGAAGCACAGGTTCGTTATTCCAAGCTGGTTGACCTCAAGCTCCGGGCGACGCTGGTCAAGAAGGTCGGCGTCATCTGCAACAGCCGCTATGAGGGCAGCCCCAAGGCCGGTTCCGTCAAAGTCCCCGTCCGCGACACCGAAGTTGCCGTGAACGACTACGACAAGCAGACCGGCGCAGAGCTGACCGGCGGCGATACCACCTATCTTACTGTCAACATCGACAAGGACAAGGCCGTCAATGAGATCATCGACGGCTTCGACGCCGCCAGCGTCCCCGACGATCTGGTGGCTGATCGTCTGGACAGTGCCGGTTATTCTCTGGCGTTGCAGGTGGATTCTGACGGCTCTGTGGAGTTGACCACCGCAGGCACTGCCTTCGGCACCACCACCGCCCTGACCGAGAAGACCATCTACGGCAACATCGTGGACGCCCGCACCAAGCTCTCCACCGTCCATGTCCCTACCGAAGGCCGCTGGCTGTTGGTCTCGCCCGAAATCTATGGTCTGCTGCTGAAGAGTCCCGAGTTCATCAAGGCGTCTGACCTTGGCGATGCTGTCGTCCAGACCGGCGCTGTGGGCCGCATCGCTGGCTTCACCGTCTTTGAAGATTCCACCCTCGGCGAAAACGTGGAGTACATCGCCGGTCATCCCAACTGGTTTGCCTTCATCGACGAGTGGGCCGTCCCCGTCTATGTGCAGGATCTCAATGGTTCCAGCAAGTACATCGGCGCGTCCGCAGTCAAAGGCCGCAAGGTCTACGCCTTCAAAGTCACCAAGCCCCAGACCATCCTCATCAAGAAGAAAGCGTGACCGAACCTCTCAGTCTGCCTGCGGCAGCCAGCTCCCCTGACAGGGGAGCCTGAAAGGAGCTGATTTTTTTGAATTACTGCACCTATGACCAGTATGCAGCCGCCGGTGGCACGCTGGACGAAGCTGCCTTTGCCCCTTTGGCCGCACGGGCGTCCCGGCTCATCGACCGGATGACCTTTGGCCGGGCCGAGGGCCATGCCGCAGCGTGCGAAGGCTGTGCAGAGGCACTGGCGGACGCCTGCATCCAGATCATCGATGCAGCGAACGCCGTGCAGAGCGCCTGCACGCCGCCCGGCGTGTCCAGCGTCTCCAACGATGGCGTGTCCATGACCTTCACCTCCGGCGCACTGGCCGAACGGCTGGCGGCAGAGGCGGCGTACATCCTCGCCAACACACTGGGCAGCGACCCGCACAATCTGCTGTATCGGAGGTGTTTCTGATGCAGACCCCCGTCACCGTCGTCATGCTGCTGCATGACATTGCCACCGAAACAGACCGGCCGGTCTGCAAGGTGCTCACGGGGTGCAGCTGGCGGGAGACCCGCCGTACCTCGGCCTCCGGCGACCCCCAGAGGGTGGTGCATATCCGCCTCCCGCCTGCGCCGGGCTATCTGCCCTATCCCCAGTGGGCGCGCCTGACACCGGCAGAGAAAGCCGCACACTGGACGCTCAAGCGGGGCAGCAAGCTCCTCTGCGGCGCTGTCCGCAGCCTGACGGAGGCCGAATATGCCGCCCTCGAAAAAACGCACATCTGCTGTACGGTGGCGGATGTCTCGGACAACCGGGGCGTCCCGCTACCGCATTTTCATGTGGAAGGGAGCTGACACCTCATGTCCAAGCCCATTTTTGACCAGCCCTACGGCCTGAAATATCAGGTGGACGGCATCCGGATGGAGCTGAGCTGGCGCCCCGACTTCGGCGCAGAAAAGACCGCTGCCCTGCAAAAGGCACAGTTCGCCCTTGCGCAGGAAGCCGCGCGGCTCATTGACAGCTACGTTCCATTCTACACCGGCCAGCTGAAAAACAGCGTCCAGACCGCTTCCAAGTACGACGAGGGCCTTTTGGTGTACAACACCCCTTACGCCCGCAGGCAGTATTACCTCCACGCCGAGGGCACCGACCTGCACACCTTCATGGGCAACAAAGAACGCGGGCAGGAAGCCGACAAGTACAAGGGTCTGCGCGGCTCCTACTGGGGCCAGCGGGCTATTGCTGATGTGGGCGAACATCTGGCCCTCTTCGGGGCCAAGGCCGTCACGACTTTCTGGGGAGAGATGGGACACTTATGAGCGAGAAAGCCACCATCACGGCCATGCGGGAGTGGCTTAAGACCTGCCCCCTCATCGCCGAGGAACAGAGCGAAAACGGCGCGGCCTTCCGCATTTCCGGCCTCTCGCCGGAGCCTGTGGCCGAGTTTTCCATCGAGGACAGCCCCACCGACCCGGTGACGGCTGTTTTCTTTTCCGGCCGCAACCTCGCCAAGAGCTACATCTTCGTTTCCCGCCGCGACTACAGCGAGGCCCAGAGCGTCCAGATCGCGGGCAGCGGCTTTTTTGAGCAGCTGACCGAGTGGGTGCTGGCCCAGAACGACCGGCATCATCTGCCTCGGCTGGATGGCCGCAAGGAAGCGCTGCGCGTTTCAGTGACGTCCAGCGGCTACATCGTCACGGCCAGCGCTGGCAGCTGTAAGATGCAGATGCAGCTGCGGCTCGAATATTACCAGCCCAAGGGCTGAAACGAAAGGAGTTTTTCCTATGACTGTTACCGAAGCCGTCAAGCTGTCGGGCCTGACCCCCAGCGCCGACTATACCGGCGTGGAGACCACCGACGACTTCCTGCTGGCCGTCCAGACCGAGGCCAGCCAGACCGACGTGAAAAGCTGGGTGGTCTGTGCCGACCACGTGCGGGAGCACAGCGGCGCACTGAACGCCTCCACCACGGACAACCCCTACATCCGCACCGGCCCTGTCACCACCAAGGGCAGTGTCCAGCGCACCCTCTCCATTCAGGGCGACCGCTATGTGGGCGATGCGTTTCAGGACTTCCTGCTCTCCCACAAGATCGCGTTCGGCTCCGGCCAGAGCGTGGTGGTGCCTTATGTTTACTTCTCTCTCCGCACCGGCAAGGGCGAGAAGGGCGAGGGCGCGCTCATCCTGACCAGCGATGTGGGCGGCAGCGCCGGCGCGAATGCCACCTTTGCCGCCGATTTCAAGGGCATCGGCACCCCGGCTGAGTTCGACTATAACACCGCCGTCGCGGGCTGAGAGAAAGGAGCACCGATAAATGCTGATCCATGGACAGGAATTTGATTTTTCGCTTCTGAACGCCAACGACCTCGACCGTCTGGAGGACGCACTGGACGAGATGACCCGGGAGGGCGAGGCCGAGACAGCCCGGTGCGAACGGGAGAATGTCCGCCTGGGCGACCGTCTCCGCGCACAGGCCCGCGTTTCCATGCGCGGCCTCGACAAGATCCTGGGCGCAGGGGCATCCGCCCGTCTGGGGCTGAACGAAAACGATGTCAGCCGTCTGTACGACGTCCTCGACGAGATCACGCAGGCAGCTGCCGCTGAGAAGGCTCGTTATTCCCGCCTGGCGGCCGCCCCCCAGAACCGCGCCCAGCGCCGGGCTGAGAAGCGCAAGAAGGACAAGCACAAGCCGCCCGTGAGCTATCCGGGCCAGCCTGCCGCCGCCCAGATGGTGGAGCGGGTGGATAAGGCCGCCCGCCGCAGACAGCTTCTGACCGAGCTGGCGGCTCTGGAAAATGGCTGACATCCTGCTGGACAAACTGCCCCGCGTGTGGGCAGGCAGGCCCATCGACTGGGATTTCCGGCCTATGGTCTGGTTCAACGGGCAGTATCTCCGCCTCCCGGAGGACGAAAAGGGCCTGCCTGAGCTGGCCCGGGAAACCATGCGCCGGTTTTACCGCGTGGCCGTCCCGCCGGAGGAAGAGGTGGACGCTTTCAAGGCTCTGGTAGAATTCTACACCGCAGGCCCGCAGGAGGTGGCCGACCGCCCCGGCAGCAGCCGCACCGAGGAGCTGGCGCTGGACTACGTCACCGACGGCCCCGCCATCGTGGCCGCGTTCCAGCAGGCTTACGGCATCGACCTCACCCGGGCAAGGCTCCACTGGTGGCGGTTCAAGGCCCTCATGTCGAACCTGCCCGAGGAGACCCAGCTGGTGAAGATCATCGGGTTCCGGACTGCTGACCTCACGCAGTTTCAGGGCGAAGAGCGGGAGCGGCGTGCCGAGCTGAAGGAACGCTTCGCGCTGCCCGCTGCCCTGCGGAAAGGAGGCGGTCGCATTGTCACCCTGCAAGACCGCAACGAAGCCTTTGCGGCCCGCTTCCGGCGCTGACCGCGCCCCGGTGCTCTGCCCCCTGTGCGGTCGGCCTCTGCCGGTCTGGGCCATCCCGGAAGCCAGCGCCCGGGGCATCTGGGTCAAATGCAAGAACCCGGCCTGCCGCAAAGAAATCGAAATAAAACTCTAAGCCTGTGCCACTGTGCCTGCGCTCTTTTTCGTAAAGAGAGGTGGACACATTGGCCGCAGATTTTTGCATTACCGGCGAAGTAAAGCTCAACAGCGACCCGGCTGAGAAAGCCACGAGCAAGTGGACGGTGGCCGCAGGCCAGCTCATCGCGGACTTTGCCAAGAAAGCTGCATCCAGCCTGCAAAGCGTGGTCAAGAGCGGTCTGGACTACAACCGCAGCATGGAAAGCTATCTGACCAACTTCAAGGTCATGCTGGGCGACGAACAGCTTGCCGCCGAGAAGCTGGAAGAGATACGCCGGATGGCCGCAAGCACGCCCTTCTCCCTGTCCGACCTGACCGAGGGGACCCAGACCCTCTTGCAGTTCGGCGTCGCGGCGGACGACACCACCGGCGTACTGAAACGTCTGGGCGATATTTCGCTGGGCAACGCGGACAAGCTCCAGACCCTCGTGCGGGCCTATGGCAAGATGTCCAGCGCCCAGAAGGTCACGCTGGAAAACGTCAACATGATGATCGACGCGGGCTTCAACCCGCTCAATCAGATCTGCGACGCCACCGGCGAGAGCATGAGCGCCCTCTACAAGAGCATCTCGGACGGCAAGGTCAGCTTCAATGAGCTGGAAGCCGCCGTGGCCGCTGCCACCAGCGAGGGCGGACAGTTCTACAACGGTATGCTGGAGGCCAGCCAGACCTTCAACGGCAGGCTGTCTACCCTGAAGGACAACGTGGCCGCGCTGACCGGTGAACTGACCAGCGGGCTGTTCACGGCTCTCGGGGACATCATCGTCAAGGCAAACGAGCTGGTCGTCTCCATCACCGAGGACGACGCCAAAATGGCCGCGCTCAAGGAGACCATCGGCGTCCTGACGGCGGCGGTCGTGTCCGTCACGGCGGCAGTGCTGAGCTATAAGGCGACCGTAGCAGCGACTACGACCATCACGGCTCTATGCACCGCCGCCACCACTGCGAAGGCGGCAGCAGATAAGGCCGCCGAATCCGGGGCTAAGGGGTTGGCTGTTGCTCAAGCGGCGCTCAATGCCGTGATGAAAGCAAACACGGTCGGAATCGTCGTCTCTGCGGTGGCAGCTCTGGCGGCGGGGCTGGTGACAGCCTACCACACCAGCGAGACCTTCCGCAACATCGTGAATGGGGCGTTTCAGGCCGTCGCCAGAATTGCCCAGAGCACCATCGGTGCGGCCATCGGCTGGCTGGATAAGCTGAGCTACAGGCTGAACAGCTTCCTCGGCAAAGACGGGTATACCGGCTTCGACAGCTACGATGACTACAAGGCCAGCAAAACGCCCGCCAAGTCCAACACCACCACGGATGCAGACCGTCAGCGCCGCCAGCAGCTGCATGAAAGCCGCGTGCAGAGATCTCAGGCGTCCACCGGGACTACAGACGCGGCGGCATCTGCCACCGCTGCTGCCGCTGCGGCCACCTCTGCCGCCAAGAGCACAAAACAGGCCACGGCGGACATCATCAAATCCATCAGCGACACCACCACCGCAGTCAAGGACGGCGTGACCACCACCACCGAGACTGTCACCGAAACACTGTCCAACGGCACCACCCAGCAGAAGCAGGTCATCACCTCCACCAGCCGTCAGATGGTGGACGGTGTGCTCAAGGACGTAAAGACCGTCGAGACCATCGCGGCAGACGGCAAGCGGACGGTCAGCCAGACCATGGAGACCGTGCGGGACGTGGTGAACACCGTGACGGCCAGCAGCACGGCTATTGTGGACGGCATCAAGACCACCACCCAGACCGTGACCAAGACCCTCGCGGACGGAACCACCGAGCAGCAGCGGGTCATCACCCAGACGCAGGACAAGGTCATCGACGGGGCGCTCCGCACGGTGGAGACCGTCAAGACCATTGCCGCCGACGGCACCGAGCAGGTGGCCGAGACCATCAAGGACAGCGCCGCCAAGACACTGGACGGCCTCTGGTCTGCCCTCAAAGACCGGGCCAACGAGGGCGTCCTCGGTACGGTGGGCACCCTGTGGGAAGCCGTGCAGAGCGGCGACTGGGTGGGCATCGGCAAGTGGGCGGCATCCGCCCTCTACTCGGGCCTGACTGACGGGGAGAAGCAGCAGCTCACCGACTATGCCCTCTCGCTGGTGGACCAGCTCAACGGCGTTCTCGGCGACGCGGCGGGCAGTCTGGCGCAGGCGGCGTGGAGCATCGGGCAGACGCTCTTCGAGGGCATCACCGGCAAGTTCGGCGACATCTCCTCTATGGCCGTCAAGATGGGCGGCACCCTGAAAAGCGTGTTCGGCACCCTCAAGGCCCCGCTGGCCGCTGCGGCCAAGGCCATCAGCGCCGGCCTCTCCGGCGGTCTGCTGAGTATGTTTCCCGCCATCTATGCGGGCTTCGCCGGCATGATCGGCACCATCGGCGCAGCCGTCGAAGGGATGCTGGCCGCCATCAGCGCGGCCCTTACCTCCACCCTCTTCGGCATCCCGGCAGGCCTCGTGGTGGCCGCTGCCGCTGTCGCTCTGGGCGTAGCCATCGCAGCCATCGTGTCCAAGCTGGGCGGGAGCCACAGCAGTTCCGGCGGCTCTGGCGGAAGCGGCGGGGGCGGGGGCGGAAGCTCCGGCCTCGACCTCGACACCCCCAGCATCACCGACGGGTCGAACAAGCTGACGGACACCATCGACGCCAACACCGCAAAGCTCACCGAGATCAACAAGTCCCTCGCCAAGCTGGTCAAGAGCGCAAACGCCCT